TACAGGTGCTTCACCAGCAATTTTTGTTTTTTCAGCGATTTCACGAAGCTTTTGATAATCAATCTTGCTCACTGGTTGCCTCCTTTGCGAAGCTGGGCAGCAAAGTCAACTAACCACTCAGTCATTTCAACCTTCCCTACCAGGTCTGAACCAGGGTGCATACAGCAATCACTCTGCGCCGCTTTGAAATCCTTATACTCATATTCTTGGGCCACCAGATTTTTTGCAGCTTCTATAGCAGCATCCACCCCCTGCGCCCGCACTTCAGACAGGAAAGCATCGGTGGCTGGCATATTTCCTGTTGCCTTCATTGCCTCCAAAATAACCAGAACGCCATCTCGCCCAATCTCCTCGCAGATAACCTCGGTGCTGTCGCCAACAACATCGCAAAATGCCTGAACTGCTTTACGAGCCAGCGCATTCTCCGCAGCCAGCGCATTAGCACGCACCAGTTGCACTTCCAGTTGCGTTGCCAAATAGCTGATCAGCTTTGCCACACTGCGCATATCAACGGCACCACATTCTGCTTTCAGTTCCGAAGCCATCTCATGCCCGGCGGCAACTAACCCTTTGATATTACTTTCCATCTTTACCCTCGCTTATCCACATAACTTATTGATTACATTGATAACTAAAAAGATCGTCGATTCAGAACTCTTCGATGTTCCAGCCACCACCTGCTTTCTTTGGCTTAACCGTTACCCCGATGATTCGGAACGGATACTGATCTGCGGCGACTTTGGTTTTCACTCTGGCGTCATCGGTCCAGAATCCCCCTTTCACTTCGTGCAGTTCCATCTCGCCGGTGGCGAGCATCACAGCAAAATCTGGCGTATAGAACGTGTTGTCAGCTAACCGCAGCTTGATACCCTCAAATCGATACCAGACGATTTCTCCTGCACGTTTACGCAGCTCAAGGTGCTGGCAATACGCAGATTCTGTTTTGTTCATCTGGCCTGTTTTGAGTCGACCAAGAGCCTGCATCTGTTTTCTCATGATTTACCCCTTAGGTAATTAAAAACCACATAAGACACGAAATCAATAGATTTTAGAATATTTTATTACCTCTAAGGTAATTATCGAGACGTAAAAAAATGCGCTATCGCGCTGGTATTACTTGATAAATCCTGACGCCTTTCCCCGCCTGTATTCCTCCATCAGCCACTGCGCCGGTGTTATTCCCCCAAGGGTGGCGGCGTTAGGCATGCACCCGAAACTTCGCCCTGGTGGATGGTAAACGTCTCTCCCTGTGTCCGGAGGCGTACTCATGGGTTCTGGCTTTGCCTGTATGCTGATCACCGGATCGGGTATCTGCTGTCCGGAAGCCACCTTTTTCGCCCAATCATCGAGCAGCCTGCGCGCGTGTTTCTCAACCTCAATCTCGCTAAGCTGGCGCTGATACATTGCACGGCGGGTATCACATACGACCCAGTACATAACCGGATGTCGCCACGGGAATCTTTCGGGACCACCAGGATATAAACTTTTTTCCTTGCTGTACCGGTGAAACTCCGCCATCACATCGTCAATGGTGACGCCAAGAACCATCTTGCTGTCTTTACACCACTTGATGAATTGCCCTGGCGACGGCCAGAACGGAGACTCACTGGCGCGGGCGTGGCGCATACCAGCGTTAACCTGTTCCATTGTTGTGATCCCATTCTCCAGAAACGCAAGCATCCATTGTTTTCGAAATTCGTTTAGCTTTCCTTGCTCGCTGATAGCAGCGATGCTGCCTGGAAATGCAGCCTGTAACTGGACAAACATTTCGTTGAAAATTCTTGCAACCTGCTCCTTCTTTGCCCTTTCATCGTCAGCAGAAGCAACCGCCGTCGAGTGGTCATGCCCACCACGAAAGCGATCGTACTCATTAAGAAGTTCTGGAGTTGATTTCATCCCACACCTCATCTATCCAGTCAGTGTTATGCCAGTCAAGGCTCTTTCTGACTTCACCTGATTTCTGTCTACAGAACTGGATGCGCCTTGCCAGCTTCTGCTCCCACTGTGCCTGATGGTATGCCTTACCCTCAGCCATCCAGTAAATTCTGAACTCTGCAAGTTCCTGTGCCGTTGGCAGACTGTCCAGGTAGATTCCCTGCAATGAGCTTTTCCGAAGAAAGTCATCTGATGGCTGCCATTGTTCATGCATGACAAATTTGCCTAATTGCCCTGGCCCACCAGGAGGAACAAAGTTATTCATCACGGCGTTGTTTGCGCCGGGGTCATGAGGCACAGAATCCCCGGTTTTTGTCCTGCTCTCCCTCTCTTGGTTAAATGACTGGTTATATGACTGGTTCTGGATCCCGTTTTTGGGATCATTCAACATCCCGTTTTTGGGATCATTCAACATCCCGTTTTTGGGTATATTCCCGTTTTCGGTAACATTACCGTTTTCGGGTTCATTGCCCCCCTCCCGGTTGCCTTTAATGTTCCCGTTTTTGGTTATATTAAGAGAGAAAACCCGCACTCTTTTTGTCGCTCCCTTTCTCTCTCCGGTATCTGAAATAAGCCCCATTTTCATGAGCGATATAAGCCCGGCCTGCACGGTTTTTTTATTCAGGCAAGTGTCTTTAACGAGGCGTTCTATGCTGGGGTAGCAGAGGTTATATTCATCGGCTCTGTCAGCCATCGAGAGCAGTATGAGCTTTAATGATGAGCTACCTGGATCTGTCTCCCAGGCCCAATCTGTTGCATGTCTGCTCATGATTAATCTCCGCTATCAGCTTGAGTGTTGTGGGGAGGAATTAATCATGATCTGCTTAATCTCTGCCCTGATGCGACGGTTTGATTCCATGGTGCACTCAACACAGTGTCCGTTGTAAACCCAGCGTTCACTGTCATGTCCATGCTTACATGGTTTTCCGGTGTAGTAGCGTTTAAGTCCGCGCTTTGCGGCATCAATACGTGTAATGATTTCCATGGTAAGCCCTGTTATTAGTATTGGGATTACGGTCATTTTGTGCTGACACAAAAAAAAGATCAACCAGATTTGGTTTTTTATTACCTTTGAGGTACGAATAGATATGAAAAGACCGCCGGGTGGCGGTCTACAGAGGGTTGTAGCTGGATATCATGAGTAGAAGAAGTATGCCAGTTCTGCTTTTGAGCGCAGCCATTGTCTTGTTTTACAGGCTTTAAAAAGCCCATTCATCAATACCTTACCTGGCATTTTGCGCTTACCTGTTAAGTGAGTCTGGATATAGTGACTCGTCGTTCCGGCTTCCTGTGCGAAGGCTTCACGCTCATCCGGAGTAAGTGCAAGCCAGTGCTTTTTGAAATCGAAATGTCCGTTATCGCTCATAGCTATTGCCTGATATTTATTTCAGATAATAAATATTCACCCATAAGGTAACAAAAATCAAGGATAGTTACCTACGGGGTGCATTTACCTGTTGGGTAATATTGCTTTAAATTGAATCATCTACTGATTCATATATGAGGCGATTTTCCAGAAAATGAAAAGTATCCAGGACGTCCGCAGGCAAAATCTCAACGACTTGATCGACCGTGAATTCAATGGTGTTCAGACGCGGATGGCAGAAAAACTTGGAACTCAGGCAAATCTGGTAAACCGCTGGGCTCTTGGCAAGAAGGTTATCGGCGACCAGGTTGCACGAAAAATTGAAGCTGCCGCCAATAAACCCCGTAACTGGCTTGATATTGATCGTTCGCTTTCTCAGGAGGGTTTTCAGCCTGTCGGCCCGAGCGATATAGGTCAGCTGGCGGCTCACAACCTGGAACGCTGGATGAGCGAAAGCCGCGACCTTTCAACACAGGGAAAACTTCACCGCGCATCCGGCGTCGCCCAGGTGACAATCAGCCGCCTGTTAAACAATGAGGTCAGCGTTTCCATTTCCACTCTGGAGAATGTTGCATCCGCATTCGGGCGTCACGGATATGAACTACTGATTCACCCGCACGACCCTGCGACTATCAACTATGACCGCTCACGCTACGCATTGTTACCCGAAACCGAGAAAGCAAAGATCGAAAGTTACATTGAATTTGTCATCAACCAGAACGAAAAAAGCAAACAATAAAACTATAGTTTTCAGTAAGTAAGCCGCCTCATGCGGCTTTTTTATTGCCAGATAGATTACCTTACGGGTAATTTTTTTAACTCATATCTATTGACACCAAACCAAATAAGCATAATTATTACCTCAACGGTAACAGACCGAGGTAACAAGTTATGCAGTGGAAAATCATCAACGGTTGGTACTGCGTTACTGCATGCGGATTCATGAGCTGGAAGTTCCGCACCTTACAGGAAGGCATTAAGTGGGCTTTCGTCAGCAAAGAAGCTCGCGATGTAGCCAACGATAACGAGATATGGGAGGGCTGATAATGAACGTTAATCAGCAGAAAAATCTTCAAAAAATCATGCTGGCATTCGACAAGGACTACCGCCTGTCAGAACAGCTATATGACCGACAAGTTGAACTGATTGAGAGCATCCGACTTCATCAACTGTCCTCAACTTTCGACGTTGTAACAGGCAAAGGCGTTCGTCAGGAAGTGCTGGAGGCTGCTAAAGACAGCCCTGAGTTCGAAGAACTGATAGATTCCTACCGGCGCGAGGCAATGGCAATTATCGCCCGCTGGGATCTGGCGGATCGGATTGATGGGCAGAGGGAAGCGGCATGATGCAGAACGCTGGAATCATGGATAGAACAAAATACATCGGAGGAAGCGATGTTGCAGGGATTCTTGGAATTAGCCCATGGCGCACCCCGCTTGAGGTTTATCTGGATAAGGTCCAGCCACGTGTCAAACCAGTAGACCAAAGCAAGCAGAAAGTTTTCACGCGTGGCCAGCGTATGGAGCCATACGTAATAGACCTGCTTTCTGAGGAAACAGGGATGGAAATCGTTCATCGCGGAAACCGCTATATCCACCGTGATTACGATTTTATTGCAGCTGAGATCGATGCAGAAGCAGCGTCAGGCGAGAACATTGAGATCAAAACAGTTAGTCCGTTCAAAGCCAAAGAATGGGGAGAAATCCAGACAGATGCAATTCCTGTGCATTACACGGCCCAGGCCATGCACGGGTTGATGGTTACAAACAAACAGGTATGCGTTTTCGGTGTGCTTATCGGTGGCGACGACTTCCGAATCTATCGGGTTGAGCGTGATGAAGAAACTATCCAGGCGATCTTAGAAAAAGAAATCGCTTTCTGGGACCGAGTGAAAAATCTTAACCCGCCGGAAGCTACCAGCGTAAGCGATGTATCGCTGATGTTTGAGAAAGATGCCGGGACAAGTATCGAGGCTGACGGAAAGGCACTCGCACTATTCAACGATCTACGAGACATGAAGTCACGCAGAAAATCACTGGAAGAAGAAATAGCTATATCAGAAGAGAAGCTGAAGATGTACATGCAAGAGCACTCAGTCCTGACCCTGGACGGAAAGCCGCTCTGCACATGGAAATCTCAGATCAGCAACAGATTCGACCAGAAGCTATTCCAGTCAGTACACCCTGAGTTATTCGAAAAATTCAAAACAACAACGACACAACGCGTCTTCAGAATGAAGTAAGGAGAAAAAATGTCTATCAATGCACTTAAGGCAGCGGCTACCGGTAACCAAGTTGCACATCATAATGAGAAACCAACAACTCTGGCCGGACTTCTGGCAGACCCAAAAATTAAAGCTCAGATGGCTTTGGCACTTCCAAAGCACATGACAGCAGACCGTCTGGCGCGCATAGCAACCACAGAGATCCGAAAGGTTCCAAAACTTGCATCATGCGACCAAGCCAGCTTCCTGGGGGCAATTATGCAATGTGCCCAATTGGGTCTTGAACCAGGCGGAGCTCTTGGACACGCTTACCTGATACCGTTCGACAAACGCCAGAAAGTAAATGGAAGATGGGAAACCGTATCTACAGAAGCACAGCTGATTATCGGCTATCGCGGAATGATTGACCTTGCCCGCCGCTCTGGGCAGATCCTGAGTATCTCGGCTCGTACCGTACATACAAACGACAAATTCAGCTACTCATACGGCCTGGAAGAAACGCTCGAGCATTTACCTTGCGAAACAGGTGACCGCGGAGAATTAACGCACGTTTACGCCGTTGCACGACTGAAAGATGGCGGAGTCCAATTTGAAGTTATGAGCCGGGCAGACATTGAGAAAGTTCGTGCACTGAGCAAAGCCGGTAGCAGTGGCCCATGGGTTGATCACTTCGATGAGATGGCTAAAAAAACAGTAATTCGCCGACTATTCAAATATCTTCCTGTTTCTATTGAAATGCAGAAGGCTGTTGTTATGGATGAGCGCGCTGAAGCTGGACTTAGCCAAGATAACGCAGCTGTTATCACTGGTGAATATTCCGTAGTTGACGATGAGCGTCAACACCTGTCGCCAATTTCAGATTCAGAACGAGAAGAAGCTCGAGAATATATCATCGCGATACTTAATAGCCTGGATCCATCTGCTGAAGATGCAAAAACGATGTTCAAGCGCGCTGAAAATGAGATTAACACCATGGCTGAAAAGCTCGGTGATGAATATCACCAAAAATTCATGATGACGCTTAACGATATGCGTCCAGAATTCGAGTAACCACCACCGCGGTGCCACACGCGCCGCACTGCAACCAAGAGAGGTATTTATGAAAGGTGCATTAGGTAAGAAGGAACTCCTGGCGGTGGTGCCACTGTCATGGAGCACTATCGACCGTATGGAGCGCGCAGGGGAATTTCCTAAACGCTGGTATATCACTGACAAACGCTGCGCATGGAACCGTGACGAAGTTGAGCGTTGGCTTGATGAACGTCAGGCAGCAAGCCCGGCAGAGTTCCAGGGTAAAAAACCTCCTGTTCAGCAACGTGTATATCGTCCCGTGAGCAACGCTGCATGAGTGCGCTGCTAAGGAACTGGATCAAATGGTCAGGATGGTACTTATTCCTGGCCTCTGTTTCAGCATGGCTTTATCTGCTGGCATTAATTTTCAGAGAGGGTTGGATTAAGTGAGAAAGTTAAGCCGACTTGAAAAATATCACATGAATAAGGTTTCAATGCGCAGTCCGTCAAAGATTGTCGCCGTTACTCCTGCGGCGATAGAGATCGAAAAACGCGCGATTGAAAGAGAGAAAAAAGGGCAGTTCCGCATTGCCGCTCACCTTTGGCTTCAGTGTATGGATGTTGCTTCTGGTGATGTTGAGCGTGCAAGGATCGCGGTTCGCAGGGACCAATGTATCACAAAAGGTAACGGCCTTCGCCGTGGAGACTATAGCGGTATAGGATGTTGCGGGGTGGTTTATGACTAAGAAATACACACTAATCTATGCAGATCCACCCTGGGTATACCGGGACAAAGCCGCAGATGGTAATCGCGGTGCCGGTTTTAAATATCCGGTTATGAGTGTGCTGGATATCTGCCGCCTTCCTGTGTGGGATTTGGCCGATGAAAACTGTCTGTTGGCCATGTGGTGGGTGCCAACACAACCACTCGAAGCACTAAAAGTTGTTGAAGCCTGGGGATTCCGTCTGATGACGATGAAGGGCTTCACGTGGATAAAATGTGGTAGTCGACAACCAGATAAACTGGTTATGGGTATGGGACACATGACTCGCGCCAATAGTGAAGATTGCCTGTTTGCGGTAAAGGGAAAACTACCTACGCGCATTAATGCAGGGATCGTTCAGTCATTTACCGCACCGCGGCTTGAGCATTCAAGAAAGCCAGATATCGTTCGTGAAAAACTTGTGCAATTATTAGGCGATGTTTCTCGCATTGAACTGTTCGCCCGCCAGACGTCTCATGGCTTCGATGTTTGGGGTAATCAGTGCGAAGACCCGGCAGTGCAACTACACCCTGGATACGCGTTGGATATTGGCGGATTAACAAATGCATTCAGCAATGCTCCGCTGTCACCAACAGACAACCAGGGGCGGGAGCGTGCTGCATGAACAGGGCATCACCAGCAGATTTAAGAAAATGCCTTGAAACTGCAAACATGCTTGCACACAGCGGGATCAGGTTTGTTCCAATTCCCGCTGTCACTGATGCTGAATTTGCAACACTGTCAGCAATATTCGAAAACAAAATTGAATCACTGGCAGCAGAAGCAGAGATGGAAGAAAATCAGCAGAACTATTAAACGTTATTCCCCCGCCATCCACTTCTCAAACTTCGACGGGGAGAACGGAATCAGATCCGTATGCTCCCCGTCAATCCATGAATCAATCATATCGGCCCACTGCTGCAACATGTAGGCGCGCTGTCTGGCGTATTCCGCTTTGTTATATACGGCGCGCACACCTTTCTGCTCATGTGCCAGAGCCTTTTCAATCCAGTCTGAAGGATAACCAGCCTCATGCAACAACGTACTGGCTGTACGGCGCATATCATGTACAGTGAAGTCCTGAATATGCTCACCATCTTCATTTATTATTTTCACCGTTCTGTCGATCAGAGAGTTCAGCGCGGCATTAGATAATGGCTTCCGGAAATTGTAACGACCAGGAACCAGATATTCACTTCCACCAGCGCACATCTGCAACCCGACCAATATATCCTGTGCCTGTTTAGGCAGGTAAATAACGTGCGCCCGGCTTCCCTTCATGCGGTCTGGAGGAATTGTCCATGTCCATTTTTTAAAATCTATTTCATCCCACGTTGCATTGGTGAATTCGCCCTTACGAACCATAGTGATAAGCACCAGTTTTAAAGCCATTTTCATAGTGCCCATAGCACCAATGGCATCCAGCGTGCGGAAGAACAGGCCAATTTCTTCTGGTGTCAGTGTTCGCTCTCGTGGTTTAAATATGGCGATAGACGAAGGTTTAATGTCAGCCGCAGGATTAAACAAACCATGACCACGGTCATTGGCGTGACGGTATACGCTACTGATGATCTCCCTGGCCTGCACTGCTGTTGCCCGGCCACCGCGTTCGACAATCCGGTCACACAAATCACGAACCATTGATGTGGTAATTTCAGCCATCATTTTATTGCCAAGAACCGGAAGTATGTCACGGTCGATCACCGCCTGTTTCATTGCGCGGGTACTGTCAGCCAGGATGACGTGTTTCATATAACTGTCGGTATGTACCGCAAACGTCTCGGCACCACGAATCTTTTTGATACCGTCACGTTTAGCCGCAGCCGGCGACTGGCCTGCTTTAAGCAGCTTCTTTGCAGCAATCAGTTCTTCTCGCGCTTCTGCCAGGCTGATACCGTCACGCCCATACTGCCCGATTACCAGTGTTTCGCGGCGACCGTTGATACGGTAGTCATAGCGAAACGAGACCGTACCTGACGTAAGCACAGCTACATACAGCCCGTCACGATCGGAAACTTTGTACAGTTTGTCCTGTGGCTTGAGGTTCTTTAATTTTGTATCGGTAAGCAC